AAAGTCAAGCAAAAAAGTTATTTATTTTTTTATTACTTGACTCTTTTAATTAGTCTTCGTAAGTTCCAGCACCCGAGCCTTATTGAGACTGAGTCTCATTATCACCCCTAGGGGCGTATGAGCGTTTTGAGCGGTTTGTTAATCCCCTTTCCTCATCAAAATGCCAAATGAATGTTCCGAAAAAGATTTGAAAAGAAAGTCTTTCATTGCCCCACTAAAGTCTATTAAATTAACTAGAAAGTTTTGGAGATAGTTTATGAGTGTTAATTTGCCTACCCATTGGAAACCTTCTAAGGTTAGGGCTATAGAGTTACTAGTAAATGAGCCTAATGCTCGTATTAAAGATGTTGCGGAGGAATCAGGCGTTTCTTCTGTTACTATACATAAATGGTTAAAAGACCCTGAGTTTGTAGAAGTATTCTATCAGAAGTATATGATATCATTTGGCTCTAGGTTGCCTTCTGTATTGAATAGTATGATTCGTGAGGCGGAGGCAGGCAATGTTCAGGCTGGCAGGCTGGTTTTGGAGCATTCAGGCAAGCTAATTAAGCGTGTGGAAGTAGCCAATCACCAGAGTCCATTTGAAAAATTCCTTAATGCTGAAGTTACTGGCGAGGTAGAAATAGAGCCTGATGAAGCTGAGTATGTGGATATTGAACCAGAGATAGAAGTTTTGCCCAGAAAACCACAACCAGTTATAGATTCTATAAAAGTCCAACATCAATCAAAGCAAGATAAGCGTAAACTGGCTAAGGAATGGCGTGAAAGAGCCAAAGCTGTGGGTATTCCCATACTTCCTAGAGGCAGAAAGACTCCTGCTCAGAAAAAAGAGTGGCAAAAACTGGTAATTGAGAAAGAAAAACAACTGTTAAACTAAATCTTTTTGTTTTATTACTCGTTGCGTATTGTAAGAATTACATTCTGGACATTGGTCTTCTGTTTCAAACTTAGAACTAAGTGTTTGCCAAGACCAACCGCAGGTTTTACAAAACCAAAGTGCTACATTATAGCCTTTCATTAATTTTTTTCCCAATTAGTCATTTCTGCTGAAGCCATTGCAAGCTCTTCCATTAATTCTTCATTGGTTGGGATTCTAACACCTTCTGTCATTTTACTAGATGCTTGTATAAGTGATGCTAATAGTTGATTATTAGCTAATTCTATCTCAGATAAATCAGTTAATCGTCTATCTAAGTCTCTTATTAGTCCTTCAAGTGTCATTAAGTAACCTAAAAGGTCTTCTATCTGTTCCATACTAACTTTCCTTATATTCGTTAGTATAAACTAGTAAGAGTTATGTTTGTAATACAAACTTTCTTTTTACAGAGAGTGCTTCTTTTGTCTTTTTTCTAAAATCTGCGTTGATTTTATTACGAGTTTTGTCATCAGTTGATATGAATGGTCTAGCTTGAGTAGTTGGTACTGCTCCATCATTATGCCATTTACCATATTGCAGGATTTCCATTGTATTTTGATTAGCTTTTATACTATTATACATTTTACCACTAGCTTTTAGCGGTGGGGTTTCTGGGTATCCTTTACTTCTTCTCCACGCTTTCGTACTTCTTTTGATTTCAGGTAAGCCTTTATCAATGTTCTGTTTAGAGCCCATCTCTGTTCCTTGAGCGTATTCATTTAAGTACTCCTTAATAATTTTGGGCATTGCTTTGCCCATTTTACCAAAACTATAATTAACCTCTATCCTGAGTTTCATTTGGAGTCTCCTGTATTCCATTGACTGACTTATTTTCATCAATAACTGCTTGTGCTTGTTGCAAAGAAAGGTCTTTATTATCTCTAATCATTATCTTTGCATGAGTAGTTAGATTATTTTGCAGGTCGAATTGGTCTTTCATTATTTGGTCTTGTATTGTCTTTGGATATTCAACTTCTTGGAAGTCAACACCAAACTGCTCTGGTAGTGATATTCCATTATATTCCGCAATAACACGCTCTACAGCATACCATTCTTTTTCATACATTCTCCAAAGTGCAATATCATCAAAGTAATCTTCTTTTCTATCCATATCCTTAATCATTAAAGAAATACCACTAGGTACTTCTCCACCTGATTCTGCCCATGTAATCCATAAATGATTATTTAGTGCAACAAGTTCCATTTGAAATTTGATGTTTTGGATAGCATCCATTACATTGCCTTGTGGGCTTGTGATGTTGTATGCACCATCCTCACCCATATCAAGTATAGTATCAGAACCAGTCCGTACAAGACTTTGGTCTGCATTTAATCCTGTTACCCATGGTTGACCAAACATATTAAATCTCATACCAAGATTCATCTCAGTAAGTGCAATATTAACCTGTTCGTTACAGTTTATGATGTCAGATGCACCTTCTACAAAAAAAGAGTCAATTTGGTCTTCTCTATGTGTAAATACAAAAGGAATAATACCATAAGGGTTTTCTTCTTTCATTAGAATCTTACCCTCTTCATTCATAATAGCATATACTTCAGAATCCCAGTATTCCCATTGTAGGTTTTCTGTGTCTGATAGGTCATATGAATTATTTAGTAGAGGATATATAATAGATTCAGGTTTGAATGGATTGTCACCAAAATATGCTTCAAAATAATACAATGGTCTATAATCAAACGCATCATCTACCCAAAATACACGATTTGCAATCGTACCTAGTAATCTGGTCATCCTTTCAGAATGTTTCATACGAACATCTTTTGTACGAGTTAGTTCTTCGTATCTTTCATCTTCTACATTTCTTTTTGCTCCTAGTGTGTATATTCTACTAATCTTATTTATGAATTTTCTAGTAAAATTACTAACTGTAGGTGGAATTTCAGAAAAAGCATCCGCATTAAAGTAGTGCGATATGTAATCTTCTGTAGATGTACCTGAATAATAGTCTAAATACTTTCGTATCTCCTTTCTTCTGGAATGAGCCATCATTAGTTTTGTTTCTAGTAACTTCTCTTTTAATACTTTGTCTATCATCGCTGTATCCTTTTCATTTCTCTGTTTTTAATTGGAAATCGATTAATAATGAAATATCTAAACGCATCATTTCCATGGTCGTGATATCCATCCTTGATTGGTTCTTCTTTTATTGGTTTGCCATCCTCAGATTCTGGATATCTATATTCCTCAAAATCCTCTATGACCTCTTTACAATTTCTGTGTACATGAACTCTTCTAGTTCCATCTGCACTTTCAAAAAATCCTCTAGTATATGAAACACTATTAACAATGTTTCTACTCATTCTATCTCTAGTGTATAGCACTCGTATTCCGCTCTTTCTAAATATCTCCATATCTCCAGCACCTGTTTGCCCTTGAACATTTGCACCAGCAGGGTCACCATAGTAAGATAGAATAGGATATCCTTTGACTTTAATCATTTTAATCAAGTCTTCTGTTTTAATGTTTTGTTTGTGTAAGATGCAGTCAAATATCCTTATATGTTCATCTCTACCATCATATTTAGTTTGTATAAATAAAACAGCAGGCATCCTGTATCCAAAGTCTATTGTGCAGTATGTGGGTAGGTTAGGGTCATATGGATAGTCACCAACATCTAATTCTCTATTAAAATCCCAAACCTTACCCTGAAATACAGAAAACTCTGCACCAAACTCCTGCCCAAACAACTCTCTGGACATATTTCTTTTACGCTCAAGTATAGCTGGGTCATTAATTCCCAGGGGAAACTCATGTTGGTTTTTCCAAGATGGAGAGGAATAACTATTCCACTCACTATCTGATTGTCCTAATTTATACAAATCATATATCCAGTTTCTACCCTCTGGTGTCGTAATAAAGATTACTTTACCTTTTCTACCAGCTACAGTTGGAGAAAGATACATATCCCATATCTTTTTGTTCATCTTGGCAACCTCATCAATTACGAGGAGGTCAAGTCCTTCTCCCACCAATGAATCCGCATTGTCCGCTGACATTCCCTCAACAGTAGTTCCCCACTTAAAACGAATGTACATATCTTTTTCAGATGCCTTATCAACATCCTCTCCATGTCCTATAACCATTCTTTGCCAAATCTCACGAAATATAAGTCTAGCTTTTTTATAAGACATTCCAACAACCCATATTCGTTTATTAGGTTGTGATGCTACAAAAGTAGCTTCCATTGCACTAGCCCAAGTCTTACCAAATCTTCTTCCACATACAATTACATGGAATCTGGCATCCTTCTTTTCAGGATAATGTAATGCTAATTGTCCGTCATGTGGTTTATAATTAAGATATTGAAACCACTTTTTCTTAAATTCGTAATTTTTTTCTTGCATTAGAATAGTGTTTTAAGTTAGTTTATCATGTATATCTTATGCAAGGAAATTTTGCATAAATTAACCACTCACTTAAGAGGTAAAAATGTCAGAAGAAAAAGTCATCGAGCCAGATGTAAAACAGGAAGTCGACACACAAGTCGAAAACAATGTAAAAGATAACATTCCTCGTTCAAGATTAAATGAAGTTATCACTCAGAAAAAAGAATTAGAAAGTCAAATTTCTGAGATGAAAGCTATGATTGAGGAAAGAAAGAGGGCAGACCTTGAAGAGCAAGGTAAGTTATCTGAATTAAATTCAGTTCTTTCTAAGGAAAATGAAGAGCTTAAAGTTGTTAGAGAACAATTTGAAAAGCAAGATGCTAAACTTAGAAATGATGCTTTATCAAGACTGCCAGAGAATAAACGAGAAAAATTCTCCAATTTGCCAACAGATGCTCTTGTAGATGTTGTTGAGGAATTATCGTCAGTTAAAAACAATCCCAAAGATAATGTTGGAGTTGTTTCTAGGAAAGACATTGATTTCAAAAAACTCTCAAAAGATGAAAGGCGAGATAATTGGAGTTCTATTCTCAGTAATTTTAAAAGATAATTTGAGGAGAAAATCTAATGGCTTTTTCAGACCCATTTGATGTAAATGTCCATTCAGGTGGTACTGGAGCAGTATCTCAGAATATTGCTGACCAGTTTATCCCTGAAGTTTGGGGGCAGGCTATATTGGAAGCCTTCCAACAAAAAATAATGATGAAGAATGTCGGTATTGATTTGTCACCAGAGGTAGCAAATTCAGGCGATAAAATTCATCTTCCACATATTGGAGTACCAGCACTAAGTGCTTTTACTCAAGGTAGTGAAATATCTGCTGATATTACAGGTAGTGCAACAAGTGATGAAACTGCTTTAACTATTTCTGAGTATAATGTAGCTTCTGCTTATGTACCAGATATTGTTAAAGTTCAGTCTAACTATGACTTGTTAGAAATTTATGCAAAGCAATTAGCATATGCTTGTGCTAGAGGTTTTGATAATTTCTTAAGCTACTTGGTGGCTAATAACTTACAGAGTTTGCTTTCAAGTGCTACTGGAGTAGTTGGTGCAGACCCTAATAACTCTATGCATGTAGAAACTACTGGTTCAGTCCTTTCACAAGGTAATCTTACTGATTTAATGGGATTAATTCTTGGTGAAACTGGTGATACAGAAGGATGGAACTTAGTATTGTCTCCAGAGATGTATGCAAGTTTAAACTCACTTACTAGCTATTCTCAAGGTACTCAAGCAACACTAGGTGCTGAGTTTGGAAGAACTGGTAATGCTGGTGCTATTCTTGGTATGCCAGTTTGGATTGCTCAGTCTCCTTACATGGGTGTTGGTGGTGCTGTAAGTGCTGATGCTTCTAAAGGTATTAAAGCAATTGCAGACGGATTTGACACCGATGGTGCTACAGATGATGATATCGTCTATGGATACGCAATACATGAATCTGCACTATACTTTGCTTTCTCTAAGGAAGCTAAGATGCAGGCTTCTTACAGACACTCTTACCTATCTACACTCGTAACTTGCGAGTCTGTATATGGTGGTGCTATAAGAAATGCTGATGCAGATGGCGAAAGAAGAATATTCGCTTTAGTTGATTATACTAACTAATTAGTATAACACACTTAAATCTTGGGGGGAGTTAATTCTCCCCCTAAGCAACCAAGATACCCATGAGATAGCCAAGCTCGGTAAGGTATCATAACACAGGGGAAAAAAGATGGCAGACTTACGCAAATACTCAGTAAATGAATCAAACAACATCGGATTAGGGCAAGCTGGTTGTCTATTTGAAGATGGAACAGATGCTATATCAGGAAAAAAGATAGTAGCTATACAATTCATTTCTGATTCAACTTTTACAACACTAACACCTGAAGATTCTTCATATGTAGGAACAGCAGGTGGAAACGGGGATGCAATAGACTCCTCCAACACATTTCCTGCTGGAGTAGTTATTTTTGGTAGATGGACTGCTTTTACATTAGCTAGTGGTTCAGTTATAGCTTACTTAGGATAAGCCCATGCTAGGCTTAGGCAACATCCTTACAAAAGGTGGGGCTATACTCGGCTTCCCAAACAAATATTCCTTCAATTTCGATGGTTCTAATGATTATTTAGCTCTTGGAAATATAAATTATGATATGCAGTCTGGAATTGACTCTACTGTTAGCATTTGGGTTAAATTCAATGCAATAAATACCACTCAAGCAATATGGGACCAAGGAAATGGTTCTGCAAGTGGTTCAAATAGACATCTATTATATCTTAATAGTGATGGCACTATTCATTTTTATAATCTTAATAAAGATGTAAATGCAGGTTCAGTTTCTGCTGATACTTGGTATAATATTATTGTTACTACTACAGGTTCAACTAAGAAAGCAAAGGTTTTTATAAATGGAGTTGCAAGTGGAGAAACTGATGCAAGAACTGCCAATGTATCTGGATATACAGTTTTTAATATTGGTAAAAATTCAGAGCCAAGTGAGGCAGGTCAATATCTAAATGCACTTGTTGATGAGTTTGCTATGTGGAACACAGTTTTAAGTGATGAAAATATAGCAAAAATCGCTTCTAAGCCTGTAGACTTCTCTAAAGCATCAACTTACGCTACAGATGTTACTTCAAATTTAATACTATGGCTCAGAGCAGGAGACAAAGCACTTCCTGAA